TCGAACGACGATTGATTTTTGCTGTAAATCAAAAGCCGTGTCCTCATACACATCGCCCATAAAACGATATGAAACACTGCGATCACCGTCTTCCGGAAGACCGACGACACCGCGAGGAACTTTATTCTTTTCTAGTGCCTTCTTAATTTCTTCATCGAGTTTCATATCAAAACGACGAAGAGCCTTTTGATATTTTTCGACTGATTCTTCGGTTTGTTCTTCAGGTGGCTTTGGTTCTTTGAGTCCGCTGGCCGCTATAAACGATTCACGGAAAATCATCTCTTGGTGATAAATCATCATCTCCAAAAGACGACAGAAACCATAGGTCAAGAAGCTTTTGTTCTTCCTAAGAGCCGTGGCTTGAGCCCGACCCATAAGACCTTTGATTTCAGTCGCAGTAGCACCTGCAGAAATCGAAATCTCATCGACACCACCTAAAGCGGTACGAATCTCTTCTCGAAGCAGAAGTGCATAGCGGTTCATGTCACCGCTAATCGGGTCGGGCGTCATATAGCCCACACGATCAGACGGTTCGACGTTGGCGATAATGCGTGGCACCCTCAAGCCGCCACCCATGGCTGAGCCAAAAGGCTCACTCACACGAGTAGAGGGTGTATCCCTTCCGGCAAATCCACTTTGTGAGCTGATTGTCGGTCGGAAAGTGCTTCCCGCGTCGCCAGCCTCGACCAGATCAGATCGAGGACGACTGGAGATCAGCGTAGGATTGCCAAAAAACTCGATGTTCTTAGCAATATTGGTGATCATGTCGTTATGAAGCACAATTTGCTCCATAAACGGATCAAAATCTCCTTCGCCGTCTGTGCCGCTAGCGTTTGGCTTGTTTAAACACTCAACGGCAGGTACAAAACCTAAGGAATTAGGACGACTCTTTGTTCCTGAGATACCTGCTCCAGGTTCTATTTCGAAACTGAGTTCTGAATCTGACTCAGTCTCCTGAATTGTGTCTGCTGTGATCGACAAACGGACATAGCGCTTATTTTGTCCGTAAACATCACTAGGTAAACCCAGTGTCGCGTTCTTAACTTTGTAATCGTAAATGATTACGACTTCTTCAATCTGACCGTTTACATCGTGATACACACGGTATTGGTTTTTATTAAAGAAATAGATCTGATATTTTAATTTTTGATCAGGACGGAAGTAAAAAAGCCCGCAACCGTCAATCAAAAAGTTGCGAATAATCGCTGGAAAACGAATATCGAGCCTATTAAGCTCGATCACATCATGAAGAAACCGAGTTCGGCTTTTGTACGTGTCTTGATCGCAATAAAAAGAAAGACCCTTCTTGATCATCAAGAGAGTCATCTGCTGAAGGTGGCTTAGGACCACCATCGTCGCAGCTTGATTTTGCCGCCCTTGAGTTCGAGCAGCCTCTAAGATCTCCTCGAACTTGTTACGGACTTCAGTAGAGGCTGCCATTTAATTGATTACTTCTTTTCCTTGAAAGAACGGGCTTTTTCTTTAGCACGTTTCTGTTTTTCCATCTTAACCTCGTCCCCGCTG